TCAGCACTTATTCGGTCAGCAGCCGCAAGGCCAGTCACAGATTCCCCAGGGTCAAGTAAACGCACCGATGCAAGGAGCACCTATCAATGGACAATAGCGCCCTACCACCAGAAGACTTCGCTTTGAATGCCGAGCCTATTCAAGCCGCCCAGGATGAAGCTATATCAGTAGCCCAGGATGAGGAAAAAGAGCTTGGGTCTCTGCTGTTCCATAAAGGTTTTTCCCGGTTAGCCGCCGATATGAAAGCTGATATCGATAAGTTCCGCACCGGTGAGTTCATCAAGAAGCCCGAAGACCTGTCCTTAGAAGAAGTCGGCAAGCTGTTCGTCATCCACCAGACCGTAGCCACTATCTTGCAAGCCTATCTAACTAAAGTCGAAGACGCGGCCAAGGCGGTAGCTGATGCAGAACGAGCAAAACTTAAATAACGGAGAAGCCTATATTGATTTGAACCAATTACCCCAAGCCTCACTATCAGGACACATGTGGCGGCAAGAGGGTACGCAGTTGATCTGCCAGTCCTGCCCTTTCAGACACGCTACCTTTATCGAACCGGGAATGCAGTTATGCGGTATCGACGAAGATGGAAAACCGCTGATACGCAAGTTGAGAGCTGAGGCTGCCGGGCCAAAATAGTCCGGCGACCTGAGTGCTTAACACTCACGCGACGACACGAGCGATACGAGGTCGTAAAACTAATCAGAAAGGACGTTATGGACGAAAATCCAGCGCCCCCGGCAGTTGAACCTGTTGTTCAACCGGCTGCAGAAGACAGCAGCCCGCAACCTTCGCCAGTTGCTCAAACAAACACTTCAGACGTACCAGCACCAGCAGGGCCAGCAGAACAAGCTCCAATCAATGAGCCTGCCCCCGAAGCACCAGAAAGTCCGTCCGAACCCCAGCCATCACGACTGGACAAGCGCATCGATCAAGTCGAATCCAAGCGAGACGGCTACGATAATGTGCTGAGTAATTTAAAGCAGATTAGGGATCAGGCAAGCGCTCCCGTTCCGGAGATGCCACAACCCCGCCTATCTGAGCTAGTCCAAGGCAAAGAGTCAATCGACCCGGCCGAACTAGACCAGTTGGGGCAGCGGGTTGCCCAGGCATCATCGGTGAACGCTGATTTGAAGTACCAGCAACTAGCTAACCGCGTGGTCATCAATGAGTTTATCAACGAGACCGAAAAAGACGCGGCCGTCATTTCCAATAGTTATGACGAACTGAAAGACGGAAACCCGGCCAGTAAGGCGCTTGAGCAAAGAATCGTCAGTCGCTATCAGCGTGAGGCTCTCATACCAAACCCGCTAAATCCTAATCAGTTGGTGCTTAATCCCAAAGCGCCCCGGCTTGCGGATATAGCGAAAGAAGAGGTTGAGGCTTGGCGACAAGCGGTGGAATCCGGTAAAGCCCAGACCAATGCTGCCTTAGCTACCCAAGCGGACAACTCGGCCGTCACTCCAACCAGCGACACCCCGGTAGAGAAATCTTTTCAAGACATGTCCCTGCCGGAACAGGAAGCCTACTTGCGGGCCAAAGGCCACGACGTCTAAGCCAACCGAAACATAAACCAATAACAATCAAAGGTAACAAAAATGGCAACTACAACCACCTCCACATTGTCAGGTGAACTTCTGGCCTACCTCGAAAAGCGGTTCCTGCAGCGCTCCCGCGCCGCTATCGTTTACGGGGAAGGCGCCCAGAAGCAAACTCTCCCGGCAAACAGTGGTAAATCCATTACCTTCAACCGATACAGCCCGCTATCCGTAGCGACCGCTACTTTGACTGAAGGTACAAACCCCTCGACTGTCCAGCCATCTGCCGCCCAGGTTACAGCTACTTTGGCCCAATACGGCAACGTATCGGCTATCACCGACTTACTCTTCGTAACGTCGATTGACCGCGAAGCCAAAGAAAAGACTGACCTGATGGCTCAGAACATGGCCGAGACTCTCGATCAGCTTATCCGTGACGAATTGTTCACGGGAGCAACCGTACAGTTTGGCGCCGGCCGAGCAGCTTTGACTGCTATCGCCAGCACCGACCTGCTGACTTCTACGGAAGTTAGGAAAGCCCGCCGCACCCTGCGCAAGAATAACGCTATGCCTTACGAGGATGGCAGCTACTTGGGCAAGATCGGTCCCGACACCAGCTTCGACTTAGTCAATGACTCGGTCTGGCTGGCCGTCTCTGAGTACGGCGATTCCGCCAAGTCTCAGATCTTCCAGAACGAAGTTGGAAAACTATTCCAGGTTCGCTTCGTGGAAGCCACCAGTAACCAGAAGAGCGAAAGCTCGACGGTGACTGTGTTCTCAAACTTCATCCACGGCCAGCAGGCCTTCGGTACTGTCGATCTCGACAGCCTGCCGAACGGTCTGATCATCAAGCAATCCGGCGACCAGGACACGAGCAACGCTCTAAACCTGTTCATGACGATTGGTTGGAAAGCCGCGTTTGCAGCAAAAACCTTGAACGCAAACTGGTTGGTCAACATAAAGACCGCTGCTTCAGCTTAGTCTGTCGCCTAGTCTTTATCGCCTGGCGGGAGCGTTATCCCGCCACCAAACTAAAAGGAGTAAACATGAAAGACGTAAAACGAAGCGTTAAAGGCCAACGCCAGATGGGCAAAAGCTCGATTCCCGGCAAAGTGCGCGTCCATCCTCACACCGCCAAGGCTTTGAATGCCGTAGCCGTTAAGAAGGTCATCCACAATAAAAGTGGAGCCGACACCAATAACGGCCTAGACGGCGCCGATAACCGCTATTAGGAGCTGATATGGCAAAACCAAGCAAGCGACTACTAGCCCTCATGGACGATAACGAAAAGAAAAAGGTCATGTCCAAATCAGCCGCCGCCAAAAAGGCTAAAAGCGGTGCCGATATGGGTAAACCAGGCAAAAACTTCAGTAAGATAGCAGCCAAAGCCGGCAAAGAATACGGCTCTAAGGCTGCTGGCAAACGTGTCGCCGGAGCGATATTCCAGCGGATGCGCAAAAGCGGAAAACTTTAAGGAGAACACATGAACCCAGATGAACCAATCGTAGAAGTCCAAAGAGCAGCCACCGTCCAAGATATAGTCAATGACCATGTCAGCGGACTCGGTGGTTACGCCATAGCCGAGAAATACGGCCTGGACACTGAGCGCGTCAAGCAAATCATCAGTGACGCTGATGCCAGGCTAGCTTTCGTACCGGCGGACGAGAACGGCAACAAACAGGCTCCGGTCGATTCGATAGTCGAATCAATCATCCAGCCCTTACCCGAAGGCGAAAATCCGGAAGTCGGCAAGGTCAAGGGACATAAGTAGATGCTAGCTCCTGGTCGGACAGCAGACATGAATATGCTGCTTAACCGCTCAGCAGCAGCCGAACGATATACCCCTGAGTGGGATAATATACAGCTCAAGATTCAAGACCTGATCGAAGAGGGCAAATGTAAGACGATGCACTCTTTGCGTGACAGACTTTTATCCGCGGCCAGGGCATCCGACCACGATGAGATTATCAGAATCTCCCATCAGATAGACCAACATAACAGAATACATCACCGGCTCCGCTTCACGAGAGCGTGGGTCAAACAAGTTAAGAAAGGATAATATGGCAAAAGTAGCGATAGTCGACAACAGCTCAGGTAGCGCGCTGGTCAAAACCGGCAACGGCACCCTCTGGAACGTCAATATCAGCAAAGTCGCCACCGGTACAAGCCCCGGCGTGACTCTGTACGATAACACCTCAGCCTCCGGCACCAAACTATTTGACGGCGACGGCCTGACCCAGGAAAGTTTCGCCCAGAACGACGGCAATGGCGGCGGTATTCCGTTCTCCAACGGATTGTACTGCGCAGTAGCTGGCGGCACCACCAAAGCAACCGTAGTAGTAATTTACGACTAAGTCATGAAGATTCTTCTCGCTCATAGTGATCCTAAGCTGGCGGCGAGGGAGTCTATTGACTTATGGCGGATTATTCGGCCGTTTAAAGAACTATCTAAGCACGTTGATTGGCAGATAGACCATGTCCCATATCTGCTAGATGAGTCGAAGCAGCAGCCAGATGGGGGGTACTTACCAGATGACCTGGCGGAAATGGCCGAGAGATACGGCCAGTACGATATTATCTGGACTGGGTACTTCGTCGATGAAAGGCTTTTCGATGTTCTGTCCTTCGTTTCCATGAAGTTCGGCACCAAAGTAGTAGTGGACATCGATGACGACTTCTATCACTTGCCGAAACATAATAACTTCTGGAACGACCCCTACGGCGGCATCAAAGGCCTAAAAGAAGTCCACTGGATAATTGAGAACTCTGATTACGTCGTGACCTCGACACCTAATCTAAAAAAGGAATTGGACAAGCATGTCCGGGGCAAGACCTACATCCTGCCCAATTACATAGGGTCGGATTATAAACACAAAAAGTTTGAGAATCAGGATGTGGTCATCTCCTACTTCGGCTCCATCACCCACAAGAAGGATGTATCTGAAACAGGTTTCCTAGAAGCCCTGCAGCGAATCACGCACAAGTATAAGAACGTCCGGGTCGGCACCGTCGGCATCAAGATTGACGCTTATCTGCCCAAACAAAGATACACCCACCACAATGGCATCGCCGGCAAGCGATACATCACCGAAGTCTGGCCGAACATCAACGCCGACATATCCTGCGCCCCTCTCGAAGACAACCAATTTAACAGATGTAAGTCAAATATCAAATGGTTTGAGTCGGCTTATATTCCCTCGGCTTTCATTGCTTCCAACATCGAGCCGTATAAAGGTTCGGTCGAGGATGGAAAGACCGGACTGTTAGTCGAGAACAACGCCGATAGCTGGTACAAAGCCTTGGAGAGACTGGTATTGGACGCCAAACTGCGGAAACAACTGGCGCACAACGCTAAGATTGAGGTGAAGCGGAACTGGGACATATCAACTAATTGGATGAGGCTAAAGGAGATAATCGAAGATGTCACTACCTGAGCGCACCGTATTGACTATCGGAACCTTCTCTCCGCCGCATCTCGGCCATGCTTATTTATTCAAGGAGTGCGAGCGCTATGGGGATAAAGTCATAGTCGGCATCAACTCCGATGAGTTCGTCGAGCAATATAAAGGCAAGACCCCCGAATACTCCTATGACGAGCGCGAACTGCTCATCCGGGCTTTAGGCTATGAAACTATCAAGAACTCCTCGGCCGGACGGGAATGTATTGAAGCGGTAGGGCCTGATGTGCTAGTAGTCGGTTCGGACTGGGCCAGAAAAGACTACTATGCCCAGATTGATGTGACCCAGGATTATTTAGACGAGAAACGTATCAGCATGGTCTATATCCCCAGGATTGGTACGTTAAGCTCGACTGAGCTGAAAGGCCGGCTCCAATGAATCGCAAGGATTATGTCAAACACTATGATGAGCATTATCAGCGGATGGGCGAAACCGGCGCCGGACAGCTCGTTTGGGAACCCCAGTACCAAATCTGGCTAAAAGCCGGTTATAAGCCCTCTATGAGCGTTCTAGATTATGGTTGTGGCGTTGGAGTGATGCTAGAAGCCGGAATAAAGGATTACTTAGGTGTCGATATTAGCTCAGAAGCTATCAGGCTAGCAAAGAAACGCTACCCCGGACACGACTTTAGGGTTTTAGAGATGGGTGATTTGATGGTTGTGCCAAGAGATATGGCAGTCGCACAATCTGTCTTCACCCATATACCGAAAGCTTATGTGTCGGAATGCCTGCAGGACGTCAAACGCAACTTCACGGAGTTCGCACTTATAGACATCCTACTGGGCGAAGACGACGTCAATGATTTACATGTCCGGCGGTTCAGCGAAGGCGAATGGCTGGACTGTTTATGGAAGAACGATTTAGCTGGCGAGAGGATAGGAGAACACGACTTTGTCGGATACAACCACATCTACTACAAAGTTACGCACGATTAGCGCTGTAGTCATTTGTCATCAGGATAAACAACAGCTTATTGAGTTCTTGGATTCCCTAAAACAACAAACCCGCCAGCCCGATGAGGTAATTGCTTGTGTCTGCTGCATGGAGCTAGACGGTATCGACTGCGATATTATCGTAAAATCTCCTCATAGAGAAGATTGGGGGGCTGAGAAGTGCGAACAAGGCCTTAAATTGGCCACATCTGACTATGTTTGGTATGCCAATACCGATGACAAGCCCTCAGAACGCTTCCTGGAGCGTTTATTAGGGGAAGATGGCGATATTATCGCCTGTGACTTTAATTCGCGCCACGTCGGACAGAATGCCCAGGTAGCGCCGGTAGTCGGACAGATTACCAGAGGTAGTTTCATAGTAAGAAGGGAGCTGGCGCTGACAATAGGCTATACCGACAGGACATATAACGCCGACGGCATCCATGCTAAGGCGGTCGCCGAATCAGGTAAGTTCGTAAGAGTGCCAGAAACCCTTTACGAACACCGCTAATCCTTGACGTACAGTCCGTTAATTGGTATAATCACTCTCATGAAAATCAGGAAAAGGATTCTGACGGCCACATGGTTTCTGTTAGCTATACCCTTCCTGATAATCTGCGC